GCACTGCTAGATCACACGCCTTTTGCATTTCTGTAGGTCGTCTGAAGTTGCCCCAATTGATTGCACTCAGTGTACACAATGCAATCTCACCTTCAGGGTCATCAATTCTGTTCATGGGTTTTGTGGGTAAGTCGATCTCACAGCACAAATTACTCTGCTTGATAGGAGCCACACTTTCTACAAAGCTACTGTGGGTGTTGGCATGATCCACATTCATCAAGTAAATGCGTCCAGTGTCCTTACGCTCCTGCACAAATGCACTGAAAAGATCAACTGCCTTGATGGCTTTTTTGCGAAGTCTGGTGTTACGCTCTGCTGTTTCGTATAGCTCTTTGAAACGTTCCTGATCGTTGAAGAAAGCATCATATAGGCCAGGTACATCGTTTGGTGAAAACAGTGTGATGTCGCCGCCACTTAACAGTCTCTCGTACATGAGTTTGTTAAACTGTACACCGTAATCCAGATGTCTCACACGATTATCTTCCGTTCCTTTGTTGTTCTTAAGCACCAACATGTCTTCAACTTCCAGGTGCCAGATTGGATAATACAGGGTGGCCGCTCCGCCGCGTACACCACCCTGTGAACAACTCTTGACGGAGGCTTGAAATAATTTAAAAAACGGTATCACGCCAGTGTGGGTAGCGTCGCCACTTCTAATAGCTGAACCAATTGCCCTGATACGTCCGGCATTTACGCCAATGCCAGCCTTCTGGCTGACATACTTTACAATTGCGCTGCTGGTCGCATTGATGCTGTCCAAGCTGTCGTCGCTTTCAATGAGCACACAACTACTAAACTGTCGCTGTGGTGTTCGAACACCTGCCATAACAGGAGTGGGCAAGCTGATATCAAAGTTACTGATAGCATCGTAATAATCCTTCACATACTGCATGCGTGTTTCAGCAGGGTAGTCGCTAAACAATGTTGCAGCTATCAATATGTATGCAATCTGTGGTGTTTCGTAAATTTCTCCAGTTGCCCTGTTCTGGCACAGATACTTGCCACGAAACTGTTCCATGGCCGCATACGTGAGATTGTTGTCACGATTATGGTCAATGAATGTGTCCATAGTGTTGATTTCGTCTTCGGTGTACAATTGCAGGATATCTGCATCGTAAAATCCACTCTGTACATTCCTTTTCACAATGTCCATGAGGGGATCAGGCGTAAAGTCACCATACACATTCTTTCGTAAATGATAGTTTACAAGTCTTCCTGCAACATACTGATAGTTGGGGGTTTCTTCTGAGATGAGATCAGCGGCACTTTTAATCAGTGTTTCCTGGATATCGCTTGAGGTAATGCCATTATAGAATTGAATATGACTTTTGATTTCTACTTCTGATGCGCTTACACCTGTGATTCCTTCACATGCATGAAATACGACTTTGTGGAGTTTATCAAGCTCTAGCGGTTCTTTGCGGCCGTCACGCTTGACGATGTGAATTTCTTTGGACATACTTTTTCCTGTGCCTGTGTTCATGTGTCACCTGATAATTAGTATACTACCACTTACTTATCAAGTCAACCATAGAGTTTATCTGTTGCTATAATATGACTATCATAGCGGGTACTGTTTTCTTTCAAATATTCTTCTGTAACAATTTGCCCTGGTACAAAATTACACACGTTATTGTTATATACTAAGACTAGGCCTTGTTCGCCATTAATATGACTACTTATCGCATCCAACCTTACCTTGTCAGTTTTAATGAAGTTGAAATAATGCAGGGTGGCTGTTATTACCAGTGTGATCCCGCTCTGGCAAAACAACCCTTCTTCAACTATTTCAAATACGGATGGCCAACTGTCTGGAGTATAAAAGTCCAAGTACCGGCTTTCAAACTCCATGTTTTCAAATGCAGTAACAACTTGTTGGGGGTTCTGTATATGTGTATTCTGTCTAAACTCTCTCCAAACGGTCAGTCGTTCAGAACCGTTCTGTGTGTTAGTAAACATACGATTCCTAGTCTGTGCTTGACCAGCGTTTGAACAAGTATTTTAATTTTAGATTAGAGTCAATAGTATGAGCTACATAATCTCCCGGTGCAGGATTTGAAGGATCTCTGTACTGTCTCAGCATGCTGAACACTACACGCCCATTTACAATCTCTGCCTGGAATTGTGGTTCCACAACCACCTGCTGGCTTGGTACTTCCCAATGACTGTTGAAATTATCACTGAAAACAACCGCGTTTGCCGCATCAGTAAAATCTGGTCTGGCTGTGACGGTTATTATACCACTACGCATGTACTTGCTGGTGCCGCCCACTGGGGATTCGCTCATGGAATAGTCTATCACAAACGTATTGTATTTGGTTGCATCCACCCCGAAAATTTCCTCATCATAGCTATCGCTCTGCAATATGATGGTGCTTTCCAAACTGGTGAATGTTAATATTTTTTCACCAACACTTGCACCCTCTCTGGTTTGGATTTCCAGATTGTTTTTGAGGTTAACCAGTCCACGTGTACCGTCCTGGTCATCTTCGGCGCGATCATAAGGTGACTCACTGTACGCACTGTTAACTATAAAGTTAAAGTTTTCTGCTTCCAGCCTATCACAAAATGTGATTTCACCAAACGTGTCATCAATGTTCAAACTGTATTGTTTGAAGTGGTTAGGGCTGGGTGAGCTGTACAAATCGCCGCCTGTAAATACGTTTGTAAACAAGTTAATGTCGCGATTGTTTACTATGTCGTTCATCCAGGTTTCTAACTTAGCCTTAACTGAATTGCTCTTGGTATCATAAAATCCAGGAGTCAATCCCAACGCACTCACCGTTCCCACAGCGTCATCAAAGATTGCAAATTCTAAACCACCCACACTAATACTAGTATATGATGGCTTTTGAGTCAGGAATAATGTGTCCAGAGCATTGTCTGGTTTAGGCAACCAATCTAACACTGGGAAAATTTGTACTGGACCATTTGGATTAACTTTGGGTATGTCCACTAATTCCTTATTAACAGTTGTCATTGCCTGCTTAACTGTGGTGTTAGCACTGAGATCGATGCCCAACACAGGTATGACTTCATACCCAGGGAATGATGTTGCAAGTGATGCTCTGTATCTGCCACCCAGTCCCAGTGCAATCTTGTCGTTAGTATTAATGGGATTGTTCACTACAAAAAAGGTGTTTGCAGTGTGTGCAGTGAGGCCAGTGTCAATATCATAAAGGTTACCAATAATCAAACCGTCACCACCACTGATGTCTTCTACCGACTCAATTTGTGTTATTTCTGTTTCTTTGAGTCCGTGATTAACGCTTCTGATCTGGTAGCAATTACTGATGTTGGCCAGATCTGGACCATGGTTCACAAAATAAACATTTGCAATGTTAGCAGTGAATGTTGTTGCACCTGATACGTTAGTATCAGCATTAACTGTGATGGTGTTTGATGTGGTTCTTAACACTTTGAATACTGCACCATGTAGTTCACATGACGCAGGATCACCGTCAGCATCCACAATACGCACGTAGTGATTTTCAGCAATACCATCTGACTCGTTGCCAGTAAAGGTAATAATGGTGCCTTCTGTAGGTGCGTTGGGATCATTTGTAAACACTCCCTGAGACAAGTTTGCTCTTGCTGGACGGGTGATCTCATAATCATGTGTACCAATCTCCACAGTGAGATCAGAAGTTACGCTGTCGTTGAACACGGATGTGATATCGTAAACTTTATTGTGTAAGTAGCGTGTGGGCAGATCAGCTTTGATTAACACACGGTTATACTTGTAGACATCGTTATTGATAATTGGAGAAAAGACGTCATCACCCGCACTGACTGTGATGGTGTAATACAGGTTATCCAGTGTACTCAGTGCGTTGTCCTTGTCAAAAACACTAGTGGGAATATCGTCATCCAAACGAGCGATCAGGAAATCACCTAATGTCATGTCATTGGTGTCTGCAATGGCTTCACCGTCTGCAACACTCACAATGTGCTTTTGCTGTAGACCAATATAACCTAATCCAGTTGTATCGCTTACGCGAATGTTTTCTCTGGGAATATGACGGTAAGGCTTGATGTTATACTGACTGTAAAAACTTTCCACAGGACAGTTAGGTGCAACCAATCCAGTCGCCTCTATACCTTCAATTGCTTGAATTACATTGGCATTGCCATAATAGCACACTGTGACACGATCTGTGGACTCTGGTCTGGTTCTCAAAGTCAAATAATGTGTTCCATGACTGCTGGTATTACTACCGTCAATTGTATAGTCGTATGCCGCTGTGGGCATTTCCAGTACACTGCTGTTTGCTTCGGGTATCAACTTTATACCATTCTTCCTGACAACAACATCTGTGCTCACAAAGCTGCCGCGGCTCAGTTGAGTGGTGGCGCCTTGTCTGGTGGTGTCTTCTGTGGGCAGATTGAGCTTGGAAAAGTTTACAGCATTCTGCGGAATAAATTCAATTGTGTCACCACTAATAGCAGTAACAGGAGAGCCTTCACTTAGTTTAACTGTAAACGTACCAGCGATTTGATTGGTTGACAGGCCCACTACCATGCTCTGAGTGTCTGAACCAGGAAACTTAACATGGTCGCCTATTCTGACATTACCTGAAGGATCAAGACCGGTCGTGCCTACCAGCTCTACATTGGTGCTACCCAGTGTCAAGTTGTTATTCAGTTGGTGAGACGAAGTGGCGGATCTGCTTACTGAAAATACGGGATAATCACTGCTGGTGTACGCACAGTCAGGCCTAGCTGTGCTACTCATGATGCTTCTGGCATCTGTGGGTTGCCAGCCCTTCTGTACGGTGGTGCCGTTAAACTCACCACGTGTGAACATCACAAAAGGTACCTGGAAGGCCAAGATTTGATTGTTTGCTACACTTACTGTGTAGTCTCTAGCACCTACAGTGTTTTCAAAATAACTTACTGCGTTATATGGTGCACTTTGCGGGTCGTCTGGGTCGCCACCAACATATAGCTGACGACTGTCTGTCGCCAGACCTATTTCACCAGGACGCAACGGTTGGGGTAGGTCCTGCTTTAGTCCACGCCTATGTTGGATACGTGATACTATGATATTGTTATTATCTTCTGCCACTGTTATGTCTCCAAATTACATAACAGTATTTATCTGATTTAGCCAGAGTAGAACTGAGTTACTCGCTCTCCCCAGAGGTTTGCGTAATGGTCAAACTCGTCGCCCTCTATGACAAAATCTGCATACTTGCCCTCACGGTCCACCATGAGAATAGCAACTTGTTTGATGTCGCTATCAAACATTTCGTTGTGGGCCAGTGCATACGCACAGCCCTGTAGGAAATAGTTTTCGATCCATTCACGCTTTTTGATCTTTTTAGCAGTCTTGAAGTCGATAATGCTGGGCACACCGTTAAACATACCCACAGCGTCACTGGTTCCTGCGTACAAGCCCTCTGCGATAAGGCCCACTTCAACTCCCCACATTTCTTCCACCTGGCTGAGGCCTTGATCTATCATAATCTCCACAGCATTACGAGCCATGTGTTGAATAAGATTATTGCCCTTAACCACATAGTCTTCGCCCAGTGCATACTTTTCCAGACTGTCGTGCACTTTGGTGCCCCAGTTTGCACTCTCTGTGCTGATACGTTGTGCTTCTGCTTCGCCTACACGTTTGCGCCAGGCAATCAGGTGGGTTTTGTCCGAAGTTTTGTCCAGTATTGTGGTCACACTGGGCACTGGGTCACCAGTACCATCAGTATAATTGCGTTTGCCGTCTACTTGGACACGTTTTAGATTAGGGTAATTGTATTTGTTTACTATCATATATACATTGTATACAATTATATTTACTTTGTCAAGAACTTTTCTGTGATAACTTTGCTGAGCCTTTGGCTAAAGTCAGCATGTTGCTCTCTGCTATAATGTTTATCGTACTCTGTATACCAGGGGGTTATTTCCAGATTGAACAAGGCTAAGTCTAGTTGGAATAAGTGGCCTATCCATGGCTGGCTAAGAATATGTTGCCAGTCAAGAAAATCATGACCAGAAATATCATCATCACTCCATTCCAGAGGTTTCACCATCACATGTAATACATTCTGGGTTTTTTGTCGCACTACTGCATCTGTGCCTATAATTAGCATTGACTGATCAAACTGAATATTATCACGGGCAGACATGTGCTCCACAACAAAGTTTTTTATGTGTAACAAGTTCTTATCATCAGTTGAAGGGCAAAACTGTATATTACCATCGTCGGTGAGTATCATGTTTCTGTAGAATCCATCGCTCCACATAATAACAACCACATCGTCACTGGCTATGTTATGTACATTATTGGTGACATCGTATGCAATGGCCTTGTTAGAATGGCCACCCACAGCCAAATTACTAACTCTCATGTCTAAAATATCCGCCGTGATTTTGGGCCACGCACTATCAGACGGTATAACATCACTTGCCTGTACATGTTTTTCTAGTCCAACGCCTTGTGTGAAACTATCACCAAACGCAAATAGTGTGGCCATCAATTACGTCTCAATAATTTGTAAGTTCTTTCAGCAAACGCTGTATGTTGCTCTCTGCTGTAATGTCCGTCGTCCAAGGGAGTGTATATGGGACTGATCCTGCTGTCAAACAATTGTAATGGTGACCATATTCTCAATGATTTCAAACTATTCATGGTTATCTTGCCCAAGTACTGATCCACATGATTATCTGCGTGTGGCATACTGTTTACTGTAACATGCATCACGTGCTGTGTCTGTTCACGCAACAAATAATCAGCAAACTTCATACACATTTTGGTTTGTAACATTTGCTCTTTTTTACCAGTCTGGTATGCATAATACTGGTGTGCTATGGATTCGTATGGTTCTTCACCACAATCCAAACACCAAGAACCAATACGCCATATGTCACCATTGTCCTGAACGACACATGTACGCATAGTACTGTATGGCCACATCACTATCACAATATCATCAGACTGTATCTGGCTTGCATTTTCGCTCACAGTGTGAGCCAGTTCCTTGGGTCCTGCACCAGGCTTGGAAAGATTTACGCACTCCATCTCTAACATATCAGATAACAATGCTGGCCATGCATACTTGCATGGATTCAGATTTGCTACATCAATATGATTATTGCACAGGGAAGTGCCGTGGGTGAAACTGTCACCAAAAGTGAACAGTTTTTTCATGGGTTATTACCAGGAAATATTCCAGGTGATAGTGTCCTGCGTCAAAGCATTTTCTCTGACTTTAACACTATATCCCAGATTAGTGAAATATTGTGTGACGTAATCCACCTGATCTACCAAAGAAGGATCACTGGTGACGCCATAGTATGCTTTGTAATATGCATTACTACTGGTCATTGTGGTGCCACTGGATATATTGGCATATAGTACACCGCTGCTGATGTTTGCCAACACGGCGGCTTCGATAGCTCTGACTTCTCCGTGTATAGCTGAATTATTGCGTGTGTCTTTTCTGGCCTGTGTTGCGTTTACAAAAATGTTAGCCATTATAAATCTGCCTTGATATCCTGCATTGCTTGGTCGCCTGCCATATCTCCTACATCAGGTGGCATGGTCATGTTAACATCGTCTGGCATGTTGCCTACATTGATGTATTCCTCGTCGTATCCGTTTGCATAGCCACTCTGTTCAATAGCCTGAAACAGCATGTCATCACTAGCGACATCAAAACCGTAATGCTTGCTGAGCAGGCTTTTGAACTTTTCTGTTTTAACTTTACCAATATCCTTGGCGCTGATCATGGTGAGGAGATCCTGAACTGCCAGTACAAGATCATCCACATATGATTCTGCTAAAACGATCTGGCGTATTAACATTTTAAATTGCAGCTCTGCCTAGTGGTTCTTCCGCTGGGCCTGCCGCCGCATCAATGTTGTCAACTGGTTCTTCATCAGCCATGCCCAAGTCAGCACCTGCATCCATTGCTGGATCCATAGCAGGATCTGCACCTAGCTCAGCTGTGTCGCCCAAACCGCCAACTGCTTCTTCACCGCTCATTTGAGATACCTGTGTATCGATACCAGCCTTGGCACTTTTAGCAGCTTCCATGTAACCGCTCAATACTTGTGCAGTTGCATCTGCAAAACCTTGTGCAACACTAGCACCCATCTCTGCTCTCATCTGGTCAGCAATAGCAGGAACGTCTTCGTTCATCATGCGGCCCAAACGCTCAATCTGGTCTTGAATATCATCAGCCAGTGCACGTACAGCCATAACAACTTCTGCTTGCTCTACGTCAACTTCCTCGTTGATCATCTCTGCAATGATATCGTCAAACATGCTTTCTTTTGCTTGCTTCTTTTCATCTGAAGTGTCGCCTGTAACTTTGTACTTCTTGCCATCCACTTCAAACTCTTTTTCGCCAGCATCAATTGCAGCTTTTCTTGCACCAGTAAATTTGTTCTGTTCACCAATCTTGCGACCAAACATCTGAATGCCTGATGTTAACGCATCTTCATCCAAACTGTTTAGGAAGCCTACAACAGCATCACGGCTCTTGCCTGATACTTGTGCAAATGTTTCCAACTTCTCTTCAATTGTAGCCAATCCTTCCAAGCTAACTTCAACGCCACACTCTTTGGCTAATTCTGCCAACAATCTGTCGCCTAAGTCACTGTCAATCGATTCTGCACTGGCAGCAATCATGCCGCTTGAACACTCGTCCATATAGTCCTTTGCAGCTTTGATCACGATAGGCAAAACGTGCTCGTCGTCATAAGCAAAACGGCTGTCCATTCTGAAACGGTTCATGCACTCGTTGCATGCTTCGTCCATAGTGTAACCGCTGTCCATGAGCTCACGCACACTGTCAGCTACCATGCTCTTCATTTCTTTGTGCTTGGGAGAATCTGCATACAAGCCTTCGTTGATCATGGTTGATACAACATCCTTGATGCCCAAGAATTTGGCATATTCAGGTTCTAGTTGAAATTTTTTGTTGCTACTACGCAAGGTAATTAGGGTTTTTTCTGCATGCTCTGCTAGTTTTTCCAGCTTGCGTTTGCTGGGAAAACCCGCCTTAACAGAAATACCAAACTCACTCTCTAGCAACGAGTTGAGTTTTTTGATGCGCTTGTCTGCGCCTTGATTAAATTCTTTAAGAAACATAAGTATAATTCCCGATGATGTCTATTATACTTATTTATCACTTTCAGCAGTTTTTTATTACAGCGAACTGGTAAGGTCCCTGATGAGTCGACGAATATTCTCCTTGGCGAAGTCCATTCTGATTGATGTGGTTATCCTTTTATCGATATCTTCTGTGTGTTGCATGGTGTGTAAATAAAACACACAGTCCATGTTGTGCTTACTGATTTCTCTGCACAGATTATAAATTTTCCTTTGTCTGTCCAGACTGTATCTTTTCCTGCTGGCGTTGTACTTGTCACAAATACGCTGTGCTATTTGTTTGTTGGGCAAATTATCAAAAATTACCCGATCTCTGCCATAGTCATACAGTTCCCACTCGTTGTAGTCGTTTTTCCTCACAACAAATATACCACGATCAGCCACACGCTGGCTGAGATCTTCTAACTTTTCAGCGAGCTTTTTGCGGTTATAAGCGGGTTTTTTGTGGGTAAATTTTGTAGCCAACTGTGGATTCCTTATCTACTTTTTGCAACACATTTCGTCTGTACAGTTCTTCTGCCAGATGATGTTCTCTTTCACTTAGTGTATTTAAGGCAACAAAGTTTTGCAGATCAATTTTATTGAATACTCTGACCTCATCTCTACTGATGAAAGTTGTGAGTCCGTTGGCGTCCAGGATAGCTCTCATTTCTTCTTGGCCATGTTGGTAGCTGTGCCGTACTTGACTGATTCCCAGTCAGCACCGTAACGTTTCTTGAATTCTGCGTCAGGTAAGTCATCCGCATATTTGTCACGTTTTTTGATTTCTGCCTTGCTTAATTTTCTTTCGGCAGTTTTTTTCTTTTTGGGGAACACACTGGGATTACGTCGTTGCATTTTACCCAAAGGCTGAGCAACGGTTGCGATAGCACCAGCTGTGGTTTCTGTAATAATATCGTTTATCTTCATAACGGTATTTATCTGTTACAGTGCCGGTCATTTTGATTACAAGGGTAGCGAATCCAGTAATCAGGGTGGCCGGCTCACCCACTCGCCCTAACCTAACGGTCCTAAGGCTGAGTTCTATATGCACACCCAGTCATTGGGTACCAAATCTTCATTTGAAATATCGGATTCCGGATTGAACCACTGTGCAGGTGCGATTACAGTTTTATCTGTGTTATCTGACAACCAGGCACCCCACCAGGAAAACGTGCTATTACCTATGATAAAATCACTACACTGACTCATCTTGTACATGTCTTTAGCACTGTCTTTTTCTGTGGAAATAACAAATCTGCTAGACTGAAATAATGGTTGCTTTGCGCACCAGTCTGTGTCGTCGCTGAACACTATCACTGGTCGATCTGGTTCAAACCGAGCCAGGGCCTGTTCATAGTAATCCATGTTTATTTCACTGAATATATGTTGTAACAACAAATAATCAGTTCTTCTCACGTGTAATGCTATTGCGTGTTTGTTGATGTCCACCCCCTGTTTGATGTGCGGCCTGAACACAAAGTCCTGTCTGATTACGTCATGTATGTTGTCAAAGTATCTGGGGGATTGGAAGAATCCAATTAAATCCACATTATCAGGGCATCTGACCATCAATTGTTTATTGAACGGCATGCGGCGATCTTCCAGATCCAATTTGGGTAATTCTGTGTCCACAAAAGGACCATCAATTTGGAAAGTGTCGTATAGAACTTGCTTGATCAAGACACCTTGTGGTGTTTGGAACGTGTTGGAGTGCTTGTGCAAGCCATACTTGAAGCCATTTGCGTGTGCTATGCCACGCATAGCAGCATACTGAAACATCTGATTGCCCAGCAATCCGTTAACGCCCAGAGTTGATTGTGTGATCATCTGTTTACTACCACATCAGCAAAGCGATGATTAGCAGATGCATGTTTGGCCTCGTCATCACGTACACAGTGTACCATGTGGCTAAGCCTAGCACTTTTCTTTAATCCGTAGTATTCTATAGCGATTGATGGAGCCTGGACATCTGAAATCTGATGGTTTTCGATCATGTGCAGATATTCCGTATAACTGCGCACTGCTTCTTCCTCAAAGTATGCAATCATTTTGTGTGCGGTGCGTGTAAAGAATATGTACATGAATGCATAAAATATAAAGAACACAAACTGTGCTACAAATATCAATCTACGCTCGAACCAGTTAGGTTGTGCTATCTCTATGAAAAACATCAAGTGCTTGCGTTCATTTTCTGCTTCTGCTAATAGTTCATGGATCATTGTGCCGTTGCCACGTTCCATTTTACGCAGGCTACGCATGTGTAACAGCATGCCGCCTACCATGCCTGGAACGCCAGCGATGGTCTCTAACACTACTGCACGATGCCCATAGCGTTTAGCAAAAAATGCATCTGCAAAAAATCGGAAGAATTTGGTCATTGCCATAGCGAAGAAATCGCTAGTGCGTTCAGTATATGTCATGTATGTATTCCTTTAGAATTATTTAGTCACTTTTTGGATTTTCCAGACTTCATGTTGGCGCACCAGTGATACATTTTACCTTTCTCACCGCTGTACTTCTTGGCTTTGGCGCGGAGACTACTCACTGAACCTTTGCAACTGGCTCCTGCCTTCTTTACTCGGCCTGGTCTACTCTTGCCTTTCACTTTGCCATCTTTAAAGTTTTCGCCTAATACTGCAACCTCATCTGGAACTTCAAACTGCCACACTATGCCCTTACCATGTTTGGCCATCATTGCTGTGAGTCTAGTATTACCACCTATAAGTTCTTTATAGCCGTCACTGTATACAGCAACAACAGGTAACTCAACATCGCCTTTTTCTACTTGTGCTAGTGCACGTTTTTGTTTTGCTGGGTCCAGTGCTTTAAAACTGTCAGGATCAGCGGCATCAGTGTTGTTAATATCACTTGCATCAGTTATGGTGACTGCTTTGCCTTTACCGGCAAGTTTTATCCATGCCTCTTTACCAATCTTGCGAAACTCTGGATAACGTTGTGCTTCTTCCCACTCAACATCTAGTTGTGGTTTTGTGAATCCTTCGCTAACATGCTTTTTGCTTACCAACTCATATTCTACCATGTCGCCATAGTCGTCTATGTATGCCTGATATCCTAAACTATCTGCAAATCGTTCCACCATGCGTGTGTATAGTTTGGCACGACTCTCTGGATCTTGACCTTCAGGAACATCTTTTGTTGCTGTAAAACTTACCGCGCCTGGCTTCTCCATTCTGATAAATTGTCTTACGGCTTCCATCATGGTGGCAAATATTCTGAAAGCATCACCATCGCCTGTGACGTCCTGGCTGCCTCCCCTGTAAAACTCCATATCCCAAATGCCACCATGCTCAGTGAACAATATCTCCATGCCGGTGCCATCAGGTAATCTCAATGCTGCTTCATAGTCATCACTGTCAGGTGACTGTATCACTTTTACAGGATAAGGCTGATTAAAACTTTCAGCAAACACGTCACTAGCTGTATGTTCGAAGTCTTTGATTAGCTCTTGCAGTGTGGCGTCAACCATGACCACGTTTGTTTTCTCTGCCCCCAGGTGCTTCAATGCATCTAGTCTGTGATGGCCATTCACCAAATAACCGTTCTTGTCCACAATCAGTGGCTTGTTCTTCATTTTACCCTTGTACAGTCTGTCTATCACTTTGTTGGTCAAACCAGGAACTCTCTGACTTTGACTGGGTTTAATTTTATCCAGTGCCAGGCGTCCCTTTACCACACGATAATTATGTTTAACATGTTTTATGTTTATTTGTGGCATCTCTTTTCTGGGAATATCCACATCACTTTCATGTTTAAATCTGGGCTCTTCTTCCTCGCTTACCTTATCCAGTTTAGCACTGTTGATCCAGGCTTTGGCATCTTTTGTGTGAGGTTTGGATATAAAGGAGTCCAGTTGTTTTTTGGCACTGGCGATGTCTCTGTCAAAAACATCGGAAGAGTCTGAATTGATTTCTATGTAATCTTTACCAAACTCTGACTTTAACGCAGGCAATGAATCTTGTACCTGCTTGTGTGCGTCAGCAACCAGTGCGCCTGGGACACGTCTAGAACGCTGAGAATTTCTTTGCATGGCAGTTCGCAAACTGGTGTTCACAAAAATCAGTGCAGTGTGGTAGCCTAAATTTTCCAGTGAGCGTTTCATGTTTAAAATTTTGTTGGGGTCTTTGGCTGTGCCATCAATCACCACGCCCAACCTGCCTGACAAAAATCCCTGCTTTTTGAGATCGGTAAGTTTTTTGGCGCGGTCTCTGAGTTCTTGTCCTTGATCGCTGGCAATACTGCCAGGGCTCATGTCCATGTCATGCTTTTGCATCAGATATTCAAATGCTTGATCACTGTCAATAGTTTTCAAGCCCATGCTGGATAGACTCAAGTGGCGGGCGGCATAGCTCTTGCCACTGCCTGGACCACCTGCTAAAAATATTGCACGAAAAATACCTGGGTCTTCAGGACCCTCGTTTAAATCTAGAAACTTCATTTTTTAAGTTTAAAGCCCAATCTGTCTTTTGCCATGGTCGCCGCATACCCCTTGTTTACTAACTTGGGAGCACCTTCAAACACAGCTGGATATTTTGTATAGTAGTCCATGGAAACACCGTCACCCACTTTTTTGCCTTTTTGTAACACCTGTATAAAGTTATTGTTGTTGAGTGTTTCTTTCATGGCGTCAATAAATTCTTGATCGCTGTTAATCATGGGAATAATGATGTTTACTATGCCTGCAAGCAGGCGGAAAAATACTCTGTAGTTGGGGTGTGCTTCATCCTGTACACCCTGATTCGCCGCAATGTTGTACAGCGTCTGGTTTGTGATAGACTTGAGATCCTTGCTGTCCAGCGGCACTGTCTTGAAGTCTTCAACGTCCTGATCTGTCAGGACGCCCAGTTGTCTAGCGGCTAACACTGGCCCTAGTTTTGTGGGGCTGGTGCCCAGCAGTTTCATTATTGCTGTGCCACGTGGATAGCGTTGCTCTATCTCTGGAGTCAACTGATTTACGACACCACTGAGGCTGCTTGTTGCTCCACCACCAGTGTGAGCTTTACTGCTGATTCCGATTTCTTTGCCATCAGGAGTTCTAATTATACTGTCCACCAACGGATAGGCAGTGTCGTCCGGGAACATTATAGTGCTTCCAGCAAGTGTTGTCAAGCCATAGGCCTCCAACATTTTGGCTGTGTCTCCTTTAAGGTTACCACCGTCAATCAGGGAAAGTGGACCCAGGTATTCGCCAGCATATTTTTGTAGCACATTAAAGTACTTGGATGCGTTTTCTATTGGACTTGTATCATTTGCTCTTGCTTTTGACACCGCATCGTTTAATACAGCAACCAGTGCATCGTGCTCTGTTCCTGCAAACTTGGTTGTTGCGTTATGGTCAACATCAGAGGCTATCTGATCCGTAGTAATATATGCGTTGGGTGTAACCATGTCGCTGGGCTTGACTGGTATGCTTTCACGACTTGCGCCCTTGCTGTATTTGTAGCCACGAAGTGTTTTCCACAGATTATCCACACCGCTTGGTGGTATGGACTTAATAAATCTAACCCAATATTGATCGTCGCCCTGTTCTGTTGACACTGTTGCCACAATGGCAGCTTTACTACCAGCAGTGGGATTGTTGTCATCTATACGCATACCGTTATCAGGAACTGCTTTGTCCAATACACTTTGCAATTGCTCTACGCTGTCATATGCAGGATTACCGTCGTTAGGGAAAATATCTATACTTTGTATGGTTAAAATATCCTGGGGGTTGGAGTCACTAATATATTGCTCACCTGGTTGTCTGGCTGTTACACCACGCGACTCAGCTATGACACTTTCTGAAACTTGCTTTTTCTCTTTGGGGTGCAACTGGCGATCAGCAAATGCTTTGAACACTGGACGCAAATCCACGTTTTTTCCTGCCGTGGCAATCTGTGCACGGAACTCACGCACCATGCTGGGATCCGGAACCACAAAGTATGCTTGCATCTGTGCCTTGATATCACTTCCCAACAGTGGCTTATTCATGATCTCGTTGTAATCACGCTTGGTGTTGTGTACTGGCACTGCACCTTCTTTTACTTTATTACCAGACTTATTGGGGTGCTCAAAACCTTTGGCCTTTTTCTTTTTCTTTTTGGGTGTACCATATGATGTAAGCAGGGCCGCCATGTCTTGCTCTGCCTCAATGGTTTCGTTCTTTTTCTTTTTGCCAGCACAGTGAGCTTTTTGGCTGAAGCCTTTGGGATCGCTACAATTAATACTTTTTTTGTATTTTGCGCTCCATGCCTCATCAATTTTCTTTTTGTCTACTTTGCTTAACAGCTCCAATTGTTCTGCCAATGGCAGGTTATCGAATTGATCAAATGCGCTTTCCTTGACTATCTGTATTCCCTTGTCCTTGATGTGTCTTTGCCAAACAGGGTCAGTGCTATTAGCCCATTGGAAGCCATCCATGTCCTGGCCTTTTTGTACACTGAGACGATATACCAACTTGCCATACTTTTGCTGGATATCCTGAATAACTTTTTCGTATTGAGCGATCTGTTCAGGGGTGAGCTCTGAACGTGCTGTTCTCAATGCCTCTGATGCAGATTCAAAATTTCTATGGTCTTCAGTGTTCACAAACACAATATCTGTGTTGGGATCGAAGGGAGCATCAGGGTTATATTCATCCTGTCCTGCATAAGCACTACGCTTTATGTATGGCTGTGCTGTGTGGCCGTGTGGTATTTTTAACACGGGTGCCCTTTGCGGTTCATCATGTTTTACCATCAAAAATTTGTCCAGCATTGCAACTGCAGGAATCAGGAAATCATCATTGATGTCTCCTTTCATATAATCTGAATTACGTACCAGATGGCGCTGTATTGCTTTGACAATATCATCACGACTAACTCCAAACTCTTTAAGTCCCTGACGCATGCCCCTAACAAGTTGTGTTGTAATTTTAAATTCAGCCATCTTTGTTAAACCTTTGTGCCTTTAACAGCAGTTGTACCATAAACTGTGTAAATCCTTGTTTGGCTTCTTCTGGATTACTTTCCAGTTGTTCATATGCAGAGCTCAGTTGCTCCACTGCATCTAATCTCTCGCCGGTAGTGTTTAGGATACTCCTAGCAGCTCTGACAAATTCTGTGTCAGGCAAACTGACGTTAACATCACTTCTGGTAGCAGTCAGTTTATCATCACTTGCTGTTTTGTTTACCATCCTGTATACAGTTTTCAAAAAATCTTTTCTGTTGTACGGCCTATCTTCACTTGCAGCATTCATAGTGGCTGCATAGCGTATAACTGCCTTGGCTGCTTTTTCGTAATTTGTATGGTAGTCGCTACCACCAGCAATTCTAAATTCAATCAAATCGTTTCCATCAGAATTTTTAGCGCCTTTGAAGTTAATACTGCTAAACTTGCCCTTGTCCAGTCCTCTGCTCAGTATGCCATAAAGCTCATCAAAGTCTTCAGCCGACCCACCATCTTTTAATAATCGTTCAATTTCAAATTGAATATTTTTTTGCTGGCTTTTGGCATAACTGTTGTATTGACGATCAAACTGCTTTAGCACATATTGGTCTCCCAGAAGCACAGCCAGTACAAGTTGGTTGGTTTCCTTAAAGTCTCCAGCAAAGCTCATGGTAACATGCAAACCAGTTGAACTGTTTGTTTCCACTTCCTCTTCTTCAAAGTGCTCAAACAGGCTCTTCATCTCTGCTAACATTTTTCGGGGACTGTCGTATACTGGTGAAATAATTTCTGCTTTGGCGCCGCTACCTTCAATTGAGCTGTCATCTTCCACACGCCAGTAAGTGTTATCAATGCCTTTTCCGCTGTGATAGCTGCCTTGTCGTATTTCGTCTGTTTGGCTGTGGGCACTGGCCCAACTCTGCAAACTCTCTTCCACACTATCCAAATCATTTTGCATTTCATCTTCCATGTAGATATCAAAATCTATACAAGCAGAACTCCACAGGCCGTCATAGATTTCAGCACACCAATCATCCATGCTCACCTCTTCTCTGGCACGTTCCCATGCTTCTTCCCAAACCTCGCCGTTATCTCGAATATCTTCTTCCAGCCACTCTTCAAAACTTTCTGAAAGTTCCTGTTCTATGTACTCTCTGGCCCACGCATCATAATCCCACTCTTCATATTCGTCCAGTTCTTGTTGGTAGGATTCTGCTTTGGCTCGATAACGATCAACTACTTTGGAGGAGCCATCAGGATCTTGTTCCTCCTGATCCGCATTATTGTTCATGGCGTCTCTGCTATCTCTAAAAAAGTCTAATCGCTGTTCTTTGTAGTCTTCAACATCATCCTCGTATACCTGCTCATCGGCGTACCTGTCTATGTAATCTTCATCTTCCCGGCGTTCAGCAACAAGTTCCCGGGTCAGCTCATACTCGTATGTACTTGTGTGTTCTTCACTTAACCAGTCGTTGTATGCATTGGACATCTGGTCCAGTTCTCGACTGAATCCCTGTTCATAGGCAACGCCCCTGATCATATCCCAATCAGCATAATCCCAATTGAACCCTTCTATGCCGCCCATCAAATCAGGCCATGTAGTCTCTGCTTCAAAGCCACATTGTATGGGAGCATTCAGTGCACTGGTGATTATGTCCTTGCTGTTAAAATTGATCTCAAAGACGGGTTCTCCCTGAACTGCGTGTTTCTGTGCACGTAGCACTCTCTTGATCTTTTGGCGCAGTTTGTTCTTGCGCTTGAGCATTTTGTCCAATTTGTCTTCAGAGGATTCTGTTACTTCTAGTTCACTATCTGGTTCAACAGTTACATACTCGCCTTTTATGTTTTTGGCCACAATAGTATCTGGTGCGCTTTTGTTTTTGCCCACTGCGCCCACAATCTCCAGGTTCTCACCATCAGCATCCACTGCTTTGGCACCTGGCTCAATGTCTTTGGCCACACTGATTTGTGGTTCAGGTTTCTCTGGTTCCTGGACTGTTTTACCTGGATTTGGATTTAGTGTGGGGCTGTTACTGGGTGCTGTGGTCGGACTTTTGCTAGTACCCAGTACACTTTTGGATTTTTCTTTTGTTGCTTTTGCTTGTTGTCCAGTTTGCTGATCCCCCACTGATGTGCTCACACCAGGCTTCATACCATATTCAGCTAATAATGCATTCAGCGTTGATAAGTCTTTGGCTTTCATATACTACCTGTTGAGCGTTTTTAATCTTCTTGATGCTGGGTTTAGTCTTTTGGTACGCTGAGCTTTTCTGGCCAGGCGCTTGCCCAATTTACTTTTTGTGCGCTTGAGCGTTAGACGCTTTTTCACATTGATAGGCGCACTACACTGACTAGCAGTGCTTACTACACGACCTTTTCGTCTGCCGCTAGTGCAACGCACAGCTCGCTTGACTTTGTTTCCGCTTCTCTTCCAGACCATTCTGGCTTCGGTGATCAGGTCGTCTGTTACTTCGTCTAAACGCATGACTACCCAACCATTTTGATTACTAGAGATGCGACTGTGGCTATCAGTGTGGTAACTGTGGTGCCCACAATGGCTATTACCCAACCTTCAATCTTGTTTAACCTGGCTTTGGTATCTTGCTTGAACTCCCTAAGTTCAGCAGTTATGCTTTCGATACGCAGCATGTCAGCAATAATATGTGCTTCCAAGTTACTACCATCAGTGTATGTATTGTTCTTGATGGCTTCTATTTCTTGTTGTGTTTTTTCTGGCATTTTACAATAAGTCCTGTTTGGTAAATTCAGTGTTCACAGTGTTTTTTGTGTCTACTGTGCCACCATTTAGCACGATACCGTGCAATTCATCAACAAGTGTCTGTATGCTATGTACGCCTTCACGTTCGAAAGCAAATTTAAAAATCCAACCTGCACCAGTTAGGCCGGGTGCACCGTAGTTTTCTAATAAATTGTTACCTGCACCGTCAAGATATACAGGATTGTTCATTATAATGGGCTGTGCCCTCAATCCTATTACCTGTACCATACATTCAAAATCTTTCTGTGTGGCATCTGAGTAGTTACCTGTACTGGTAATATCAATGGTTGTGTACAAGGTAAAAAATTCTATATTACCTGTTACAACTTCCTGGCTACCCATTGCGCCACTTCGTGTCAAACTGCTCATGTGTGTGTTCCCCATGTTCTATTGTAATATTTATCTGTTTTTGGCATTCTGTAATAAATAATATCGCGAACCATAAGAGTACATACACATGAATATATTTTACAGTGAATGCGCGGACACTATGTATGTGGTGCCTCCCAAATGTGCATCGTCATTTGCATACACGTGTGCACACGACAACCCACAATTTTTACAAGATATTAACGATGTAATCACAGAAAATGTCACACACGGTGATAACAACACTGTGGAACTTATCATGTCCTGTATGAATATTCCACGACTGGCTAATACAAAGTTTATATTTGTTTTTAGAGATCCGGTGTACAGATATAGATCAGGACTGTGGATGGCAGTGGCAGCGATGATTCCAGAAGAGGTGCTCAGCGCCGCCCACGGCGACCGGGAATTTTCAGACCGTTTATTCAAACAGGGAGCTCGAATGCTGGACGTCATGATTGATTCTGCGCATCGATCCCTGATACCGCAGTATGATTTCGGCAACAGTCACACCACGCCAACAGTGTTGATTAACCTGCTAACCTATCTGTGTTTTCCTGATAAAGTATCGTTTGTCTACATCAACGATTTTGAAGATCATCTATTAGAAGTATTTGGTCCAGAGTTTGTTTTAGAACACCATGAACGTACAGATATAAAAGTTTCCTATCCTGGTGACCCTTTTATGGATTCAGTGGAAAATGCTATGGCACACCAGAATAATTTGTATGATTTCAAAGCCTGGATAGAGCCCGACGTGATAGCATTTGATTACTTGAAGGACAATTACAAAAATATATCGCTTATACCTGCAATGGATGCTGCTATCCAAGCCGTATCATGTGAAAACGCCATTACCAGATTCAAAGATATTGCCTATGTTGCTGACCTAGCATCCAGATTTGCACCTGCACCGCTGAAAGAGAACATTGAAGCGCAACTTAACAATTACGGCGAGATAGCCAAGAAAATTTCATTCAACTTTAAAGACCAAAAATAAGCTCATAAAAAAGCCCGCACTGGGCGGGCTTTCAAATAGTTTAAAACTAAACTTAGCTGAATGTAGCAACTACTGCTGTTACATTAGCCAAAGCAGCAACAACTGTGTCAGTTGCAGTTGTTTGTGCTGCAATGTGACCAGATGCTGTGTCGATACCAGCAACTGTGCCGATCTCGCTGATTTGTGTTACAGCAAGCTCTAGATCGCTGTAAGTTACGATGTGAGTTGTTGGTCCTAGACCGTTACCTGCACCTGCTGATGCGTTTGAAATTTGTGCCATTTTTAAATTCTCCTAAAATTTGTGCCACATAACAAAGATTACCTGCTATGTGTATACTTTTATTTATCTTTTTGGGCGATTTTTATACGCCTTTGGTGTACTTGTCAGCAAATTTTGTACCAGTTTTAATGCGTGTCGCAAGGTAATCTTTGATATCACCCAGTTTTCCTTTGAGTTTCGTGCCTGCACCATCATCTGAATCAGAGGATTGTGGCTTCGCTTGGGGTTTAGCCCTGGGCTTAACCTTTTTGGCCTTTTCTTTGCTGGGTTTAACGGGAGCGGGCTTGCTCACAGGCGGCGCGGCTGGCTTTTGTGACGCTGGTGGCTGGCCTTTTTTAGCTAACTGTCTCCTGTATAGCGATTCTGCTTTACCCATGCTCATGCGGTAACCATCTTTTCTGATGATTGCATGTACATCATTTTTGATCACATCATTGCTGTAAAAATCAATGTCATCTAAATCGTCTGCATCTTGTTTTAACGCGGCCCATGCCTGTTCGAACTCATGTGCGTTCTGTGGCATCAGTGTATCCGACTTGTCCTGTTCAAATAATTCGTGTAATCTCATTTCTTTTTCCTGCCCGCCCAAAATCCTGCAATAGCACCTAGTCCTGCACTGGCTACTTGTTTGGCTGTGTCTGAAGTTTGTGCTTTGGGAGCCACTTTGGGCAAGTTTTTAAATTTAGGTTGCTTCAGCATGGGCGCAATAATTTTCATTAGCTCAGTGTACTGTCCTGAACCACTACCAGTTCTGCGAAGCTCTTGTATAATTTGAGCAACTACTCTTTGCTTGCTACTGTATTTTAGGTTTGTCCAGTTGGTGATCATTCTTCTCCAACCTCTATATCTACCGTCGGTTACTTCCATCTGCTTTTCCAAACGATACAGATAGGTTACAGCTTCGCCCCGCTCATCCTGACTTTGCGCAATCTTTCTCACAAATCTGGTGTGCATTTGTTTGTTAAAGTTCAAGTTCTTGAGAAACCGTTTTCCTTCAACAGGATCTTTTATTTTAGCATAATCGTTATTGGGGTGCAACACTTGGTAGCACAACATGTATAAATCTGTTGCATGTGTTCGAAACAGACTGTATGTACCAAATTGTATGGTCTTTTTAGCATACTCACGTGCTTCTTCCGATGTGTCCTGGTTTTGCGCCAGCATGTATGTGAGCATAGTTTCCAGGTATAGCATGTTAGCGATCTCTCTGGCAGTCAGTGCGCCAAAACTTCTGCTGGCTCTGAACAATCTGGCTTCACATAAATCTGTATCAAGCAGTTGAAATTCCATTATCTCTGTACCGCCCTGTTTGCTTTACTGAAAAATTCTCTGGGTACAAGTTTGATATCACCCTCAGGGTGTGCCAAAACATAACCCTCGCCGCCTTCACCATGTCCTGGAATGCTTTGCTTTACTGCCATGCCCTGGCTATCAAATTTGTTTACAATGTCATCCTTGATTTTCACAATGGCATTGTACATTACCCACACTGCCTGAAATCCTGCCTGGTGTTCCTGCAAATATGCTGTTAGATTGTCACGCTTGCGTTGCGTGAGCTTGCTGGATTCTAACCACTGCATAAAGTCTGCACCCAGGTTACTGAAGTCTGTGTCCACCTTGCTGTTACAATAACTGTACAAAATATCAGGCAAATTTTTCAGCTGGCGTGCTGCAAGCTCTGTGGGATTTAACAGGTCGTCTATCTGTGCGCCATATTTACTCACTGTGCGCTTGAGTAAATCGATACCTCTGGTGTCCACTTTGACTGGCTTCTCTGCTGTGACTGGTGGAACCACAAGTACATCACTGCCCTGGAAAATATCCGGATCCTGCAAGGGTTGTTCCGTGCCATCAGGGTCCACTTGTCTGTGAATTACCACGCCAGTTTTGCTGGCGCCTATCTTTTTGCCCAGCTCACTGTTAGCATCCACGCTGTACTGTACTAGTTGTGGCTTGAACACATACTGTCCGTCCTGTAGTTCAGGTGTTGTGAAGTATAACATATCACCTTTGAAAAATCCTCTGTAGTCTGCAGGCACTGCCTGTTCAAACAGCGGATAAATGGACACCATAGCGTCAACCAATTTGCCATATCCCTCAGGATTGTTTTGATACCCTTTACGGGCTTTAAGCATTGCTTCTAGTTCTTCTGCTGATTTTGATCTTCCGTCGTAGCCTTTGGCAGTGAAACCACTTTTGTCAGTGAGTATAAAATTGCCAGCTTCGTCCCGGCCAAAAATAACAGCAGGGCTGCCATCCCACTTAACAGTGACATCTTTGTGACCCTCTTTTGACATTTGCTCTAAACTGTTGATAACACGCTGTGCTCCTGCACTGCCTTCCCAGAACAGGATATCTTCAGCATGTTGTATACGTGCGCCTTCAGTGAGGACACGTGGCATGTATGGATATTGTATCTCTACAAACTTCATTGTATGTCCTCTGGTACACCCAGCTCTTGTACTTGATGATTATCTTTAAACGCCTGCATGATCTTTTCTACTTCTTCAGCAGGATAGTTCTTCTTGATTGCGGCATGCAGACTTTCATAACTATCCAAATCTGATGCCTTGTCAAGCCCCAACGCTTTTACGATACCGTCAGCAGTTTTAATGGGCTCGCTTATAATTTCGTTGTTGTTCTTTTTGGTGTATCCGTCACCTGACTTCTTGGGCACAGGTGTACGCTTGATGCGCACCAGTCCATCTGTAGGGCTCCACATCCAGCGTTCACTTTCCACAGGACGACCATCGTCAATGGTATCTTGACTGTCCTGTCTGTCGTGTATTGCCGCAATGGTGGCAATCAGGATGTTACGGAACACGCCCTTGTATTTGCTGTCTTTTTCGTGCGGACTGTGATAATATACTTTCATCCAATCAGGATCGCCAGGCATGAAGTCCACCTGCACATATCCTGTTCTGGGCTTGCTGGTTTGTTTGCTTTCATCATAACCCACGATTTTAACCTTGGTCATGATCACACTGCTCTTGGCAATGTCTAATACTTCAGGTGTCTTTTCCAGTCTGCTCATGAACTCCGGAATATCTTGTGCATCAATTTTAAGTGCTACATCGATATCACCAGAAAATTCTTTCTTGCCCACACTACCCAATACATTGTTCTGGAGGTCCAAGCCCAATACTTTTTCCAGAGCACTTAGCGTGGGTTTAATTTCATCAATATGGATCGGTCCCACACCAGGCATCGCACCGCCTTCAGTGATCTCGAACTTTTTGGGTGTAGTGAAAAACTCAAAAAGTTTCATTATTTGTCTTCTGATTCGTCTGTTTCGTCGTCAGAGTGAATGTCGTTGCGAACAATCTTGGCTTTTCTAGCTCGTCCACGATCTGCTCTGGCTTGGAACGTTGCCTTATCAAAACCAGGCTTCTTGGCGGCTGGCTTTTCTGCGTCAATATCTGCTTGTGCTTTGTTAGCTGCATCAACGTTTTGCTGTCCCAATGACCCAGGAGCAGATGGTTGTGCTGGAGCCGGTGCCGCTGGCTTACCTGGCGCTGGTGCTGCTGGCTTACCTGGCGCTGGTGCTGCTGGCTTACCTGGTGCTGCTGGCTTACCTGGTGCTGGTGCTGCTGGCTTACCTGGTGCTCCAGCGTCACCGCCTGCCGCCGCGCCTGCTTTAGCACCCGCTACCGCACCTGCAGCGGCGCCTGCCGCTGCCCTGCCAATTGTACCTGCCGCTTTACCTGCGGCCGCGGCACCTTTCTTAGCCATACCAGCAACTGCTTGCCCAATACGGCTAGTCATTCCTGGTTTTTTAGGTGCATCACCTGCTGGCTGTGCATCTTGTGGTTGTGCTGGTTGTCCAGGTTGTGCTGGTTGTGCAGGTTCAGGTGTCTGATCTGGTGCTGTAGCAGGTTCAGCTACAGGTGTAGCAGGATCAGGTGTCTGAGCTGGCGCAGGTTCCTGGGTAGGTTTAGGAGCGGCGCCGGGGGAAGGGACTTGAGCGCCTGGTGCTCCGTCAACCTCTGCAGACCCCCCGTCGCCACTTGTTTGGGTTCCCTGTCCAGGCTGGGATGCTGGAGCAGGTTTTTCAAATTTAATATTGGTTTGTTGTGATACTGCTTGCAGTGCTTTGTTATCCATGCCTGCAGCCTGTAGTACACCAAATACTGATGCGGCATCTGTTGGCTTACCTGCCTTGGACCACATCTGATTCAGTTTACGTGCAGTAATCTGTTGGCCTAGTTCTTTGCCTACTGCTTTAGCGCCTTTGGCTACTGCGGCACCAGCCTTGCCTGCAGCGGCGCCTACTGCGCCTGCTGCTTTTGCGGCACCTTTCTTGATGTCAGCCCAACCAATTTCGTTTACAATTTTTTGTTCGCTTTCTGTTAGTGGCAAACCTGCTAAACGCTTGGTGTATAGCAGTTCGTAGTCTATGCTTTCTTTCTTGTTGTTGTCCATTGTGGCGGCTGTAACGGCGCCTTGGCCCACGCCTGCTGCAACGTCTGCAATCTGATTCATAACAGCGATGTCTGATGCTGCATCACCAGTAAGTTTAGCAATAGTATCCTGTAGACCAGGGTTGCTCAGTGCTTCTTTGCCTGCCTGTGAAATTGCAGACATAGCTTCCTGACCTTTTAGGAACACTTCATAATTTTGTGCATATTCAGCTGACTGAGTGAGGTCTTTGACATACTCAAATGCCTTGCCCACTTGTGATATATATTCTGGATTAGCAGCCCCATCCACAATAGGCTTTATATTGTCTGCCGCAGACAGCAGGGCTTGATATTGATTGTATTGATCTGGTGTCAGCAACACATCACGCATGTTAGCACCCACAATTTGGCCCTGTATATTTTGTATGTTGCTAATGTCCATGATTGATGCATCAGCAACTGATGAGCCCTGCAAAATTTCTGCCGCGTCACCAAACTGGGCTTTGGCATCTGCCACTGCCGCAGTTACATCAGCATCTTTCATTTGCTGAACAGTGTTAGCAACATCATTCATCTCAGTGGTGCTGAACCAATCTTTGACTTCTGTGCTCATCCAATCAAATGCTTTACCAGCCAGGAAGCCTGCTACCGCAGTCTTCATGGATTTGCCAACTGCTGTACTGAGCTTTTCCCCTGCCAATAGGTCATTACCCATGCGCAGTAGGAAACCTGCGGCGGCACCGCCTGCTGGTCCTGCGGCAATGGATGCGGCTGCTGTGAGCAAGCCCACTGCAAATTTTGCGGCGCCAGGGTGCGCTTTTGCAGCATCGCTTAGTTTTGTAACAATCTGGTTAACTTTGGAATCTTGGCCGCCAAGTTTGTCATACATGTCCTTCTTGGCTTTTTCAAATGCGGCGTCAATGTTTTTAACAGGAGTAGTGTCCTGTATCATTTTGCCCAACTGATTAATTTTATTGTTAACCTGTCTGACTACGTCTGCACCAACTTTAACAGTGCCCGCCACAGCGGCGCCAGCACTTGCTGCTGCGTTACCTGCTTTACCTAAGCCAGTTTGGAATTCACCAGAGCTAATGGCATACTCTTCTGCACTTTTGAACAGTGCATCAATCTGCTGTGCTGTTAACTCAGCCTCAAACAGATCAATATTTTCTTTAATTAGCTGAGCTACTTCATCCCACTCTCTAAGGTAATTTCTGGTATCCTCATTGAGTGTAATCCAAACGCTTTCTGTTAATATGTTTCTACTAAAGTGTTGAGCCGACATCTGTTTTCCCCTGGCTTTCTTTTATGGCTTTTTTTATTCCCCGGGAGAATTTTGCGCTGTCCCGTCCACGTATACTGTTAATCAGTCTGTTTGTGAGGTCTTTCGCTGTGT